GACAAGGTGAAATATAATGTTCTGGACACTGCAACCTTCACAGGCTCAATCACATCAGTCCTCGCAATCACCGGAGCGAACGTTCTCGTCGAGGTTGTGCTGAAGTCCGGCGGAACTCCGACGACTATTTTCTCGGGGACTACTGACTTCGTCGCAAACACTCCAAAGGCACTCTCTACAATCGCCGGACACGCGTTGACGTGGACTATGCCGGACGGGAATGAATACATTGTGAGACTCAAGGTCTCAGGCGGATTTCCGGCTGTAGACAATCCGACGTTCGTCGACAATATAATCGAGGTCGGAATTGCCGGAGTCGTCGCTTCAAGCGGTTCTAATTTATTTATAGTCAACGGAGAATGAAATGACAGGCGACGGAAACTACATATCAATCGCGGAAATCAGCGCGGATTTTCCTCTGACAGATAAAATCTCGAAGGCTTCATTTCCTACTACTGCAATCTCTCTTGTCATAAAGGAAGCGGAGAACGCAGTCGAGGGAAAGTTGATTCCTCTCGGTTATGCGAGAGCAGACCTGTCAAACGCGCCTGTAATAAAATCTCTCTGTTTCCTCTATTGCAGGTATGGAGTCATTAGAGATATTTTTACGAACATCAGTCCGTCGGAGTCAGACGTCGAAGCCTACCAGAAATGGTTAGATCAATTTACTGCAAAAGTAAAAGACATTGTCGACCCGAACTCAGTCAATCAATTGACGGACGCGAACGGAAACATTATTCCAAAGACAAACAAAGACCGGAGATTCATTGTCGAATCTACTACGAAGGAAGCGAAACGTATTATCACTACGGACAATGATACAACGTGGAATATAGACGACTCGAACTCCGCGCCTGAAGTCGTCGGGAATCGCTGAAATGCCTTTGAAAATATCTATCACGTTAGACAAAAAGCAACGCGCTCAAATGGTCGCGAGGGTTCGCGAGTTGAAAACTGCTATGTATGAAACAAAAACACCTATGTCAAAGGTCGCGACTATTCTATATCAATCAGTAATGAAAAACTTCTCAGAGGAAGGGAGCGAAAAAGGAAAATGGACTCCGCTCTCTCCGATTACTACCGGAAAGAGAAGGCAGAGGGAAGGAGCGAGTCGCAGGGTTTCGAAACTCGTTCACGTCACAGGAAAGTCGGCTTCGTCCTTCAAGCATAGGATTCTCCAAGATACCGGATTTATGAAATCAATGATTTCGACTCATTTCGATAATTCGTCAGCAGAAGTCGGTCTCTATGGTGAAATGGCAAAACTCGGAATGGTTCACCAGAAGGGAACAAAGAGGGCGGGGGTGAGTCATAATGTTCGGATTCCGGCGCGTCCCTTCATTACTCTCCGACCGGAATATCGTCAGAGAATAGTCAACGTCATTAGTCAATGGTTAAAGCCTAAGCAGGGAGCGACTCAGTGAGTTCTCATACTCTCAACATATTCAAAGCAGTCAAGACGATTCTCGAAGCCTCAAAAGCGAATCCGTCGGGGACTCTGCACTATATCAAAAATATCTACGAGGGGTGGCGGAATCGTGAGGATATTGGGACGTTCCCTGTAATTATAATCGAGCCGAATCACGAGCCGGAGGGTCGGCATACTATCCCGAATATGATTCGTTCCGTTTTTGAAATCACAATCGTTCCATTTATGGAAGTTTACAATCCGAACAATCAAATCACCGGAGACAATGGAGCGAAAGGAATTATGGACTTGACTACTGATATTAAAAATGTTTTAAGTGTAGACAAGAGCCTCGCAGGGACAGCGCTCAAATTAGAGTTTCCAACTTGCGACTATTATTTCGAAAACTTTCCTTATAGATACGCGGAGTTGTCCCTGCAAGTTGAATATATTTCACAAGATACTCAAAGATAAACGGAGGTAATTATGCCATACGCAATAGAGCAAAAATGGATAGGTCTCGCGAAAGAAATGCACAGAGGGGTCGCAGTAACTCCGCCGACCAAATATATCGCGGTCGCGCCTGACTCCGAAGCGGACTACAAGGAAAATCTAATCGACGACGAGAACGTCCGCGGACTGCTTGAAGCAAAGTTTCCGCCTTCCGCCGGAATCAAAGAAGGCTCTCTCAAACTCTCCGGAATAAATGTTCAGTCAGATAATATCGGAGAAATCCTCAATTCTCTACTCGGCGCGTGTTCTACGACCTCTCCGACAACCGGAGTCTATGACCACGTATTCACAAGGGACTCGAACTTGATTCAAATGCCCTCATATTCAGTCTCAATCAATCGCGGACTGAACGCGAAGGTCTACAATCTCGGAGTCGTCAAGTCTCTCGCATTGTCCGGCTCAGTCGACGGGAAACTTAATGCGGACGTTGATTTCCTATTCCAAACGGAAGCCTCATATCCGACTCCGCCTACTCCGACGTGGGTGAATCCGACTCCGTTTATGTTCTACAATACGACTTTCAAGATTGCAGGGGTTTCGTCTCTGGTCGTGAAGGATTGGACTCTGAACGTCGACAATCAGTCATTCGGACAGAGAGTTCAGAATCAGTCTCAAGACATCAAGGACGTTCTGACATTCGCAAAGATTCTCACGACGGGGTCGTTCAATCTCTATATTGAGGACGAAGTCGAGAGAGCAAAGTTCCTCGCGAATACCGCGTCGAGTTTTGAGATTGATATTGTCGGGACTGCTATCGGGTCTACTGGTTATTCGAATACTCTCAAGATAGTCATTCCTGAGATTCACTACACCGCGCTTCCGTTCGGAAATCTCGACGGACTTCTCGGCTCTCCGGTCGCGTTCAATGCGTATTATAATTTAAGCGCCGGAAAGTCAATCGGATTCGAACTAATCAACGGGGAAGCGACTTACTAAAAAATAATCAATGTCGACAAGTGTGTCGGAGTAATTCGTCCGGCTTGTCCTTAGAGGGCGAGTCGGACGTTTTGTAAAGGGGGTCTAATGCCGGATAATGACGAGCATATTTCAAAAGGTTGTGAGTTTGGTAGAATGACGCGAGTTATCGCAACGGAGGCAAAAACTGACGTGAACAAAGTCGTAGACAAACTCAATCAGATTTACACTCTGCTAATAACTACACTTGTCTCCGTTCTCGGAAGTGTAGTCGTCGGAGTTATTGTCTTTTGGGCTACGGTCGGACACAAATGAATATTCTCAGAGCAATCGGAAAAATAGTCTCGTCAAGGAAAGGACTACTCTGGATTGTTTATTCCATCACTATCTCGGCTATGGCTTTTTATCTCAAGGGGACGTATGCTGAATGGGGGGGATATTTTCTCGGCGGAATAACATTTTTCGGAATCGGTATTCAGCACGACAAGAAAATCGCTCAAACTGAGGCGGTCAAATGATAGAGGCTCTTTTCAAGTTTCCTGACAGCAGTCTCGACGGTTTTGACAAACTATTCAACGTCAATCATTGGTTATTCCAGAAAGGAAACTTTCTCAGCGACCTCGACATCAACGGGAAAAATTGCGCGAATATAATTATGTCCGCGTGTTCCGCATACAATATCAATCAACGTTTTATCCTAATGACACTCCAGAGAGAACAGGAATTGATTGAACTTGAAGGGGTCGTTCGGACTACTCAGCCGGACGAGAATACAATGAATCGAGCGACTGGTTGCGGTTGTTTCGACGACGGAACGACTCTCTCGAAGTTCGCAGGTTTCGAGAATCAAATCAATTGTGCTTGTGCTACGTATCGACATTGGTTTCGGGTCTACACTCCGGACGTTATCGCGGAACTCGTATCTCCGGACGTCGAGCCTTCGTGCATTTGCAAAAGCGCGGTCTCTTACTCTTTAATCAAATACACTCCGCATATAGAATCTCTCCGGCTCTCTGAAAAGGTCTACGAAAGATATTTCGGGGGATAAATGGGACATACTCGAATCGGGGTCATAGTAATCGCTTTTCTTTGCCTCTTTACAATCGGGGTCGTTTGTCCCGTTCTCGACCAGCCACGCAGGGACGAAAAAGCCCTCGTTGGAATCGTCCTCGACTCAATCAGTATCATCAAAAATCTCAATGAAGGACACAAAAAAGAAATCGACAAACTCAATTCAGAAATAAACTCAGTCAAGAAGGTCGACAAGAGGTGGAGACGCGCCTTCGCGATATATCAATTCTATGTTGATTGTGGTATGATTTACGAATACGCGTGGATTAACCCTCAATTCCTCTATGACTTTTTGCTCTACGGGGACAGATACAGGAGTCTCGCGCCTGATTATGACTATGATACTCTCGACCCTGAGGGTCTCTACTGCTTGTGGACTTCAAGGGAAGGAAACTTCAATCCGTCTCGATTTTTTATTTACGAAAACAAGAACAAGAAAAAAGGGAAAGACCGCTTCATAATGCAAATGAACTCCGTCCACTATGACGAGAAAGACCCTAAAAAAAATCTTTGGAGACGTGTCGAAGTTCTATATCCTCACTTGAAATCTCAATCGGATTGGAGTGTTGAAAAAAATGTCGCGGTGTGGTATCTCTGGTTAGGAGAACAGGCAAAGAGAAAAAATCCTGATACTTGCTGGAAAATCTATTGTAGAAGTCGGCAAGAATGCAAAGACCTATATTCGAGGGTGGTCGCTGTGAAATGAAAAAACTCAATTTGAAATGTGTCGAACTGACTGAGACTGACATCAAACATCAGATTCGCGATTACTTGAGAGCGCGGAATATCTTTAATTTTCCCATTCTACAAACTCTCGGCACTTACAAGGGAGCGCCTGACCGGATAATTTTCTTTAAGGGAAAGACTATTTGTTGTGAAATCAAGAAGCCTTCCGGAGTTCAATCGGAATATCAAAAACAATTTCAGGTAGACGTAGAGCGAAGCGGTGGAATCTATATCATAGCGAAAAGCCTTGACGACGTAATCTCAGCACTATCGAGGGTTGAAAGTGGACTATAAAACGAAGGCTCTTTTCATAGTCTCGGTCGGTCTCGCTGTCTCTTTGTATTTTAATTTTCAGAAGCCTCGAATCGAGAAGCAAACAATCACCGACACAAAAGAGGTCGAGAAATGGAAAGCGCAATATAATTCGCTTCAAGAAAAATACACGCGAGATATATCTCGGAACGTAAAAACTACCTGTTTGACTCATATCGTTTATAATTCGTCAGGGGTGAAAGTCTCTGAGGACATATCGTCGGAGACCCTCGACCTCAGCAAGATAGACTCATCAAATACGTCGTCGTCAACGACCACAATCACTACAGAAGGAAAGACAATTGAAAAGACAAAAGAGGTCGTCAAATATAAGAGGACTTCTATTTTTCTCGGCGGTTTTGAATCAGGACTTCTCTCTGACTATGGAATCCGGACGGGAATGTCTGTTGACGATTACAATTTCGACGTATCCTATGGAATCATACGAAAAGAACTTATCGTCGGCGCGACTATAACGATTATAACGTGGTGAGGGAAAAATGAATCGATTCAAAGCGAAATTGTTGATTCGTAGATTCAAAAAAGGATATTCTCCGGACTTAGATACTACGTCTGAGAAATCAAAAAAAAGGTCGGTCGAGGAAATCGTTTTGTATGGACTCTACAAACAATATCCGGACAAATCGAAAGTCCTTCCGTTCATTTATAGTAGAATTAAAATTGAGGTGTTGTAATGGCTGACGAGCAAACTCTAACAATAAAAATAAAAGTTGACGCGGACACGAAAAAGATTCAAGTCATAGAGGGCGACTTGAAAAAGTTTCAGGACGCAGTCGATAGCGCAGGGAAAAAGTCCTCAGACGGAAGCAAGGGACTCTCGTCAATGGAGAAAAATCTCAACGCGTTGACTGAGCCTCTCGGTCTGAATCTTGCCGGATTCGCAGGGGTCGCCGGAGCAATCGGACTCGTTGCCGGAACGATTGCAGGTGGAATCTCGAAATGGGAAGAAGAAAAGAAACTGAATCGAGAGGTCGCTGGTGTTGTCAGCGGTCTCGGATTAAACTATGAACAATTGAAAGCGAGTATTGACTCAAACCTTGAAAGCCTCAAGTCAAATACTAAGTTCACCGACGAACAGATGAAAAATAGTTTCACTCAAGCGCTCAAATATACCGGAGACACTACTCAGGCATATAAGTTGCTACAAATAGCGCAGAACGTCTCCGTCGGAACAGGAAAGACCCTTGAGGAAGTAATGGGGACTCTCGGTTCTGCTATGAAAGGCGGAGAGCGGACGACTAAGATCCTATATCAAGAGTTCGGAAAACTCGGAGTTCAGGGAAAAGACGTTTCCGAAATGATTGACAATCTCGGCAACGCATACAAGAACAACGCGAAGGACGAGCAGTCAATCGCAAAGACTACTACTGAACTCAAAGAGGGTTGGGAGGATACCGCGTCCGCAATCGGAGAACAGGTTGTCCCTTCTCTCATAGAAGTCGGAGAAGTTTTGAAACCTGTTGTTATAGGATTTACTAATTTCATTGGTTTGGTCGTTACCGGATTTATGCAGATAACCGACGCAATCGTTCTCGCTGTTACGCAATGGAAAAACATATTCACAATGAATATCAAGGGAATGGAAAAGGCGAACGACGATTTCGTCAAGAAGTCAGCGAAAAGATGGAACGACTACGGGACGTCAGTCATTAAAGCCTCTGAGAGAATGAACTCCGGAAAACAAAAAACGGACAAAGACTATGGAAAGTTTCACGCAAAGACCCTCAAGGACGAACTCGGAGACGAGAAACAATTCGGAAAAGAGAAAGACGACCTCGCGCGGAAACTTGACAAGATTCAACAGGAGAACGAGAAAAATAGTTATTCCGAAAGAATGAAACTTCTTGACGCGGAAGTCGTCAAATATCGGAAAGCCGGAGCGGACGAGAAAGATATTGTTCAGTATTACGAAGCGGAAAAAAAGAGAATCACTCTTGACGAGGAATCTCGGAAAGGAAAGGCAAAGAAAGAACTCGAAACAATAGAGGCTGACGACGCGAAAAGAACTTCAGAGGGTCAAATCAGGCTACTTAAAGAGTCTTACGATTCCGACCTTGAAAATTATCGAAATCAGTTAAGCAATAAAGAACTTACTCAGGCTGAATATGATTCGATTAGACTTGCGCGAGAGAAAAAACTCTCCGCAAACATTACCTCGATTTATCAGGCTGAGTTCGAAACTCAAATGTCAATCCTCTCGTCATTTATGGGGTCGTTGACTGGCGCGTTTGGAGAGGCGACCTCAGTCGGAAAAGCCTCGGCAATTGCTCAAGCGACTATTGATACTTATGCCGGAGCGAATAAAGCCCTCGCGACATATCCGCCTCCGTTTTCATTTATCGCGATGGCTACCGCTATTACTGCCGGACTAATTAACGTTTCTAAAATCGCTTCAATTCCTCTTATGGCTGAGGGCGGAATCGTTTCAAAGGGACAGCAGTTTATCGCAGGTGAAGCCGGAAAGGAAGCAATCATTCCTCTCGATTCTCCGACAGGAAAAAAACTTCTCGGAAGTGGCAATTCAGGCGGAGTCAATATCGAAAGTATTCAAATCCTTTTTCCGAACGTCAGCAGTTTTGATGATTGGTTGAAGGCAGACCCGAAAATAATCAAGGACGTCGTTGAAAGAAAAATACTTCAAGCCTTTAATCAATTGTCTAAAGAGGGAAAAATGACTTCCGTTTCAAAGGTGAATAATATATGACGTATATCCCTTCAATGAAAATCACAGACGGAATCACGACAATCCTTTTCGATTCCGCTCAGGGATTCACGAAGGTCGACGAACTTTCGAAAATCAAAGCGCGTTCTCAAGACGGGACTCTCTACACGTATCGGAAATACTTCAAAAGGACGTGGACGATTCCTCTCTTGACACTCGACAAGGTTTCGTCAGATCAATTCAATCAATGGTGGAGCGACGTCACTCTCTTGACTTTCTTTCCGGACAACGTAAATGGTCCGTATCAGTCCTATATCATTTTAATCACAAACGACGCGCGACCTCTTTCTGTAATGTCAGAATATACGTGGGAGCAATTATTCGACGGAAGTCTCACGATTGAGGAAGTATGATTCCAGTCTCAAGTTATTTATTCAATATGATAAACTCTCAGATTAGTTCTCCGCGAACGTCTCTGATATTGAAAAACTTCCCTCTCTATACTTGCGACGCGCTTCCGGACTTGAGTCCGTTGAAATGGAATGCCTCAAATATCGGCGCGAGTCCGTCGGTCGCAGGTGGAATCCTCTCCGTCTCAGTTCCTTCCGGATTCGGTTATTCAATGGCAATTTCGAATCCTTCTAATAACTCCGCAGGGACGATTCTACGATTCAAGGCTCAGTTCTCCGCAGACGCGGAAATGATTGTGATTCTCGACGACGGGGTAGTCGCGAAAGGATTCCAGTTCTACGCGAACTATTCCGGCGGTTCTCCGTCAATGATAGTCTGTCCGGTCTCGTCGGAGCAGTTCTCTCTCGACCTCACAGCACTCCACGAGTTCATAATTACTATAATCGGAAACACTTCGACACTCTACGTTGACGGAGTCCTCGCCATAACATCAATCATTCCGGACACGAGTTCCGGCGGACACGTTCAATTCGGTTTCAGTTCAGGCTCAGGGACTCAGTCAGTCGACCTCTATCCTGTTTTCTTGACTACGGATATTTCGAAATATGTCAAGACGTTCGGAAGTATTCAACGCAGGGGAGACGCGGTTATCTCCGGAGACATCACGACAGAGGTCGACAACACTCTCGGAATATGGAATGACATTCTCAAAAACTCCGAAAAATATCTTGTCTTAGACTCTGAACTCAGATTGTTTTTCGAGGACTCGTCCGTTCCGCCTCCGCCGGAGTTTATAACCTTACAGAAAGGAAAACTCTCGACCGCGCGTTTCAATGATACTTATGTCGATATTGGAATCAAGGACAAGTTCTATTTTCTCGGAATCAAAAAGGTAGGGACAGACGTCTCTCCGGTCTCGTTCACTAACGTCAATCCGGCAGACCTTCTCTGGTCTCTTTTAACTACCTATGGCGGACTCGATTCGACCGCTTCGACTGCAAACGTCGACATTGACTATTCCGCGTGGTCGAATTGGAAAACATACTGCACGTCAATCTCAATAAAACTCTCCGCGGAGTTCAAAGGAGAGGACGTTTTGACACTTCTCCAGACTTACATCAAGACAACGAACTCGGCTGTCTATTGCGAGAACGACGGACGGATTCGCGTTATCTATTGGGGGAATGGCGGGGTCGTCCCTGTCTTTTCTATCAATGGTTCGAAACAGGTCAACGTTTCAATCGTGGACGTTGACTCGACCGACCTTTACAATCAACAGGAAGTATTCTACGGATACGACCCATTGTCTCAAACGTGGAGCGGAAGTCATATCGAAAATAACACGACGAGTCAGTCCGCTTATGGTATAATCCCTAATATAATTCAGGACGCGACCATTTGGCATTACAACAGCGCCTCAGCGCTCAATCTTGCGCAGAGACTTATCGTCGATACTGCGTTCCCTGCAAAGAGAGTCCAGATCAAGACAATGCTCTCCGGATTCCTTCTGCAAGTTTTCGACGGAATAACTCTGACGGACAGAGTCCTCGGATTGACCGGACAGGCTGTTCGTCTCGAACAATTCACGTATGATACTGACAAACTCGAAGTCGTAGCAACGGGAAAACTTCTTGATTCGGGATTCACTAACTACCTGAAACTCGACGACACTATTCTCGGTATGCTTGACTCAAATCTTTTGCTCTAAGGGGGTCTCTATGGGCTGGACAAATCTATCATTCGGATTCAATGAGGTTCTCGCCTCTGCAAAATTGAATCTCTTACAGGACAATCTCGTCGCACTTGCGACCGGCGCTGTCGGAGCGCCTTCTATACAACATAATGCAATCACTACTCATACCGCTCAGGTTATTCGGAGCGACGATTTTTCCCTCAATGCGAGTTCCTACCTACAGCGGGCAGGTGGCGCGTTCTCTCTCATTACTTCCGGCGCTGTCATAATTTCCGTCCGGTCTACGTGGAGAAGCAACGCGAACGCGAATATCTACGGGAGAATCAACAGGGACTCCGGAACTGAATATCGCGCTTTCGGCTCTATTCTTTCAAATGGCGCTCAGACCCTCTTTCTCGGTGGTTCGGCTCTATTTACCGGACTCTCAGCAGGTTCTCACGATTTCGGATTCGAAGTCCGTTGCGATTCCGGACAGGCTCAGAATCTTTGTGGCTCTCTCGGAGAATGGTTTTGTTTCGAAATGTTCGGTTTGGAGGTTTAATATGTCTCGGAAGTTCCTATTTCATAGCAGATTCGGCGGAGTCGGTCTCGCGAAAAAACTCGTCGACGAAGGGTATGAAGTAATACTCTTTACACCGGAAAAGAATGACGGACTCCGGTATGAAGGAATATGCGAGAAGGCGGAGACCATAGAAAAATGGGAGAAGTCCGCAGTCAAAGGAACGGACATATTCATATTCGATTCCGTCGGTCTCGGAGAATACTCCGACGAACTACGTTCAAAGGGTCATTTAGTATGGGGTGGCGGAAAGACTCAAGACCTTCTCGAAGTCGATAGAATCGGCGCGATTTCGTTTATGCAATCTTGCGGAGTCAAAGTTCCGCCGACGTGGGCTTTCAAAAACAAAAAGGACGCGACTGATTTCCTTCAGGAGTTCGAAGGGAAATACGTTTTCAAAGCCTGTGATGACGACCTCGCTTCGTCGACTACTCATATCGGAGAGAACTCCGCTGAAATGACGTCGTATATCAACGGGCTTGAGTATGACGGAAAGTTTATCCTTCAATCTTTCATTTCCGGAATCGAACTCTCGACGGAAGTATGGTTCAATGGAAACTCCGACCCTGTGAGTCCTTCGAATCATACTATCGAGACAAAGCGCTGTTGGTCTGGAGACGTCGGGGTGAATACCGGCTCACAAAGTTCTCTACAATGGGCGCACAAAGGACTCGACTCGAAAGCAATCACAGAGGGACTCGGAAAATGTTTCGCGCGTCTCAAGGAAATGAAATACGTCGGTTGTCTCGACATCAACGCAATCATCAACGAGGGCGGACTTTATTTCATAGAAAATACCGCGAGACACGGATATGGAGCGGTCTATGCGCTTCTACAATTATTAGGAATGAAATACGGAGACCTGATTATAGGATTACTCGTCGACGGAATGAAGGAAATGCAAATCGCGAGAAACAAATATGGAATGACAATTCGAGTTTCGAAATATCCGTATCCGTTAGAGCCGACTAAAAAGACAGCGAAGGCAGTCCGTCAGATTTTTGGATCTCTAACTCTCGGGGAGAGGATAGACATTCGGGACAATGGCGCGACTTATTGGCTTCTCGATTCTTACAAGGACGACGACGGGAAGTTTTATACCGCAGGTATAGACGGAATCATTCTCGAACTCGGAACATCAGCGCCGACGATAAAAGCCGGAGAGAAGTTCCTCTACGATATTCTGAAACGGACTCCGCCTGTCGGTGACGCGCAGTATAGAATCGACTCATTCGAGAGAGCAAAGAAAAACATTCCGGTCATCAAGGCTCTCGGCTATGAGACAGCGACCTGAGGACGTCAAAAGAGGGCTTTCCCTTGCCTCTAAGACGACGATATAGTCGGACTCCATACTCTCTATCGTTTCGAAATATGCCCTCGTTAAAACGAAACCTCACGCGTTTCAGAGGGGTCTCCGGATAAAATAAGCCTAAAAAAGACCGAAAATCTCGAATCCCTTCAATAATAAGCCTTTTTCCCTCGTAAAATAAAATGATTATTTCAAGTAAAATACTTGACACTATTCTCTATATTTGCTATACTTTCAATGGAACAGAACTAAAATCAGAAACAGGGAGAAA